GCGACGGGAGAAAATCTAATTTAATTTTCGCTCCAGGAAGAGCTCGTTCCCCTTTGCTACGGATAATTACCTTCCTTATGGGGTGGCACGTGGTGCCAGGGGGGGGTGGCACGTGGTGCCAGGGGGGGGTGGCACGTGGTGCCACCCGGGGGGGGGGAAATTAAGGCGAAATCCACAGACCCCTGTGGAAACAGTGCAAAAAGGTAACCTATGAAGATTCCCCTTGATTTCCACACAGCTTTTGTGTAATGCACACCCCCCCCGATGTGCTAGAAGGAACTGCCAGATGAAAACGAAAGGACACTGCCGTTGAGCGCCAAAGCCATGTATTGGTCTATGACCCGCACCAATCTGCCTGCACTCCAAAAACTCATCCTCATTTTCCTCGCCGACAGGCACGACACCAGAAACGACGAATGTGTTTTTAGTCACGACAGGCTGGCGAGCGAAGCCGGCCTGAGCACCCGGGCGACACGCTACCAACTCGTGAAACTTGAGGAGCGCGGCCTTATTCGAAAACTCCCACAGATCGTCGCCGGTAAAGGCCAGACCTACAACGATTACAGGCTCAATATCGCCGGCCTCCCCTCGTGGGCAAACAAAAAAAAACGGCCCACCGAAGCGAGCCGTTAGGCGGGAGAACAAACACGACAGGACCTACTGTTTAAGCTGGGCACGCGCGGCCTTGATGGTGACCTGCACAACCCAGGCGTTAAGACTCAACCCTGATACCTTCACAGCGCGCATGACGAGCCTCCGCTGCTCCTCATCTTTGAATCGCAGATCGAAACGAGGCCGAGCCTTATGGGGATGCGAATTTGTACTGGCGACTGACGGCATAATGCCGGTATGATACCGGAAATGGCTCACATCGACAACGAGAAGCCGGATCCAGCCTATCGCCGGGAGCGACTGGGATTCGAAATCACCCTCCTGCCCCCTTCAGTGAACCACTACGTCAAACACTCAAAGAAGGGAACCCACCGCAAAACACCAGCGGCGAAGGCCTTCGAGAACAGTTTTAAGGCGATGATGCCGGCGCGAGCTCGCGACTGCTACGTGGTTGGCAAAAAATTCAAAGTCGAGCTGATCATCATTCCCGCCCCGGGCGACAAAGGCGACATCGACAATTACCCAAAACTGATCCTCGACTGCTGCGCCAGCGCTGGATTCCTTCGCTCCGCCTCCGGCCAGCGCCTCTCCGACGCAAACTTCAAAGACCTGCACGTCATCCTCGACGACGAGCCCGAGCAGAGGCAGCGTGGGCCGCTCGTCGCCATCGTCATTGAGGCGCTCTCATGAGACAACTCTTCTGCTCCGCTCCCGGCTGCGCCAACAAAATTCCCAACGAGCGAGCTCGCCGCGGCGCCCACACCTGCTCGCATCCGTGCACGATAAAAATGCGCGGCTGGCACGCGGTTCATTCCGGCTATGGCTACAACGGCGATCCGCTGCTCGCGAATGAGCTGCCGGTCTGCCTGATGTGTGGGACACCGATCGAGCAGCTCCGCGCCCAGCGTCAGGGGCAGGGCACCGGAGCAGCTCCAACCTGTTCGCAGCGATGCAAAGACTCATACCGGCAGTGGAGGCTGGAGCGCTTACGGGAGCAGCGCTGTCCGAAGTGCAATCACCCATCGACGCCGGAGGAGTGGGAATTATTTCGCGCGTTCCGCCTGCAGACCTTTGGCAGCGTCCAGAAGGGCTGGAAAACGAGGAAGGGAAATCCGCAATGGGAATCGAAGGCGAAGAGTTTTCGAGGAACCCTCCAGACGGCCGAGGAAGCCCTCGACCAGGCCATCATGGAGTTAGACCCCCCCGAGAAGCATGGGGAAAAGATGGAACCCCACCGGGAGCGCATGGTGGCCGCGCTTAGAATCGTGCTGGATCGCGTTCACGATCAAATCAACGAGGAGCTACCGGATTCCGACTATGCCAAACGAAAAAAAGCTCGCCAGCGCCGCATCGCCAGCAACCCCGGCGGAAGCTGAGAAGGTCCACTGCGTCTACTGCCGCGCCGAGAATGATCCCAAAGTGAACGCGCGCTGTTGGCGCTGCAACGGCCAGCTCCCCCATCCCGGAGACAAACAAACCGGCGGACTCTTCCCTCCACTCAGTCGCAGGCAAGAGAGGGCTGCGGTCCGGGTTCGCAAACAAACGGCTCCGCCAGCCGTGCCGCCACCAAGTGGGGTGGGTCGCCACTTGGCGAAAAAGAGCACAGCAAAAAAAGCGTGATGGTTGAATCTGACACCATGCTTTAGACTTGTGCGCGAGCGGGTTACCCGCCGCCCAGGAGAAAAGCATGACACTCAGCCAGAGGCCGTGGGGTCCGAGCAACGGGAACACCACGGGCTTGAATATCAACGCCCTGAACTCAACCAACTCGCCCACCCCGGCTCCGCTGCCGGCCGTGCAAACCGTCACAGTCACCACCGAGACGCTCATCACCAACCCGGCGCAGGCAAACAATGTTTCTCCTCCGCAAAACAGCGCGCTCATCATCTCAGTCCCGCCCGACGTTGCACTCAGCGGAATCCCTTTCGAGCTGTGGCTCTCGGGGAAGGTGAAGACCGGAACTACCTCCAATGTGACCGCGAAAATCTACGGCGGAAACGCGCTCACCGGCGTGCCGGCAACAGACTCAGCCAGCCAGGTCGCGACCAGTGGAGCAGTGAGCGTCGCCAGCACAACCGAGCCATTCTGGCTGAAGATCAACGCGGTGTTCGACCTGGTCAGCGGAAAGATGCGGGGCAACTTCAGCGGCCAAGTCGGCAACACGCCGGTTGCGCAAACCACCCTCACCAATTCACCGACGGGAATCAGTGACAGCGATCCCGTCGTCTCGTTCTATCCCACCATCACCTTCGGCACCGCCAACGCAGGCAACAGCGTCGAAGTCGACAACTTCAGCGTCGGGTAAAAGATTTGCCCGGTCCCGCTGGCAACGGGGGGAGCTTTTCAAGGGCCGTATTTGTCACGCATTTTAGTCAGTTTGACAAAAAGGCCAGTTTGCCTGTTGACAGGCACACTCTGAAAACAGCGGACCCCCCGCACGGCACAAAGAGAGGAGCCTAGCAATGCCAAAAAAGGAAAGCGGCGAGGGCGCCGCAGAGAAAAAAGAACCGAAGAAACACCTTCACCAGATCATCACCGAGCACATCACTGACAAGGATGGAAAAACACAGGGCTACGTCCATCATCATGTGTTCAAAGACAAACACTCGGACGCGCACTCACACCCACCGCGCCCCATGGGGATGAGCCAGACGCCGGAGGAAGCCGGCGAACACGTTACCGAGCAGATGCAGCAAGCCGCGAGTCCGGCCGGCGGCGGCGGACAAGCGCCAGAGGACGAAGAGCCACCCGAGGGCGGCGCACCCCCCGCGCCAGCAGAAGCAGAGGAATAGCTTTGATTATCGACACCGACAAACTCCTGGTGGATGGCCAGTACCACCAGGAGATGCGCCATCGCTTCGAGACGGATCATTTCTTTGCCGCGTTGGTGTTGGGCTTCGATAAATTCAACCGCGAGGTTCACCAGTCGGCGGTGGACCTCTACTTTCCCAAAAACCGCAACCTCAGCCTCCCCGAGCAGCACCACATCAAACAGCGGATGCACCTCGATCCGCGCTTTACCTTCAAAACCACGTTGGGCCGCGTCGATGACATGCAGTGGATCTCGGCGTTCCCGGACATCGTCACGATTCTGGAGGAGTCGTCGACACAGCCGCTCGCGGCAGAAATTGGGAAGGCTCTCCACTATTTTTGCTGGGCGGGCGCCGGCAAGCGCGGCCATCTCTACCGGCAGCTCTACCCGGAGCTGGTCTTTGACGGCAAGGAGCCATTTGGAAAATGGAATACTCCAAATCATCGCATTGAAAGCCTCGACCTCGACAGCACCGTTGATTACACCTCGCCGAAGTCGCCGCAGTCCGGCTGGCACCCGTGGGTGCTGAATCCCGATGACATGGTGGAGACGCTCAACAGTGGCATCAAGGCGAGCGACGACGTCCGCAAGGGCGTTATCTCCACTTACCGCACCAACAAAAACACAATGCAGGCGGGCGGTTTCATCAACATTCGAGGCACGCGCTATCACCCCTTCGATCTCTATGGCGATGTGCTCTCGACCATGGATCCCAAACGGTGGAAGGTCCTCATCCGCGCGGCGCTGACAGTGAAAGACGGCGCGCGCCTGATGCCCGGAGAATTCCCGCGCGAGGAGGACCTCATTCTCCACTTCCCCATGATCGAAAGCCTTCGCTACGCGGAACTGCGCGAGAAGTTTTTCGACGAGTACGAGAGTTTCATGTGCCAATTAATGAACGACCCGCAGGGCGGCAGTGTGCCGGTATTCGACGAGAGGAAATACACCAGCTCGCTCGCCGATGAAGACCACCTCCCGCTCGTCGGCGAAACCATCATGGTGCTGCGCCTGCCCTGCCAGAGCAAGAAGTTCATGGCGACCCATGCGGAGTGTGCGGTGGGGCGCGTCGCCGGCGGCAAGGTCTACGTTCTCGATGCGTGGCGCGGCGTCTACGTCCCTTCGGGCCTGTGCGAGAAGGTCATCAAAACGTACCGGCTGTGGGACTGCGAAATGCTCCTCATGGAAGACCTGCCTGGAACCGACGACATGCCCGTGCTGATTCGCAATGAGGCCCTGAAAAAAAATCGCAGCATTCGCATCGGGCGGCTTCCCTATGAGGAGGAGGACAGCGTTCGCAACGGCCGCATCGCCCAGGCGGAGCCCATGATGACCGCGGGCCGACTCATCCTGTCGCACAGCGTGACAGCCGCGGCGGAGATGCGTCGCCAATTCGTCCACTTCGGCCTGGTGACCGAGAACGGCATTGTAGACTGCATTAGCCGTCTCCTCCAAAGAGTCCCGCTGAGCCTCATGCGCGCGCAGCTCAGCGAGGAAGAAATTCAGGCACAACTTCGCCGGCGCGAGTCGGCACAATATAACCACGTCTTCCAGCAGCGCGGGATGCCGGTTGTGAACGAGGAGGCGCGACAGAAGGCTCAGGCCACTGTGGTGGCCTTTGAACGTGCAAGCGAATACGCAATGCTGCCACCGTTGCCCGGTGGCCTGGACGGGTGAGACAGATGGACCACGAGACAGCAGAAACGCCCGCAGTGCCCTCCGGCGAATTGCCGGTCGGCATCGACATTGGCGGAGCGATTCAGAGCGATGAAGTCGAAGCCCAGGGCGGCGGCGTCACCCCTCCCGTCTTCAGCGATCGCGCAGCCGCGAAAATTGTTTGGGAAAACTTTCAGCTCGCCAAATCCTATCTGGAGCGCAACTCGTGGCTGATGGAGTGGCAGGCCACGGACGTCCTCTACCAAAGCCCGAACTACGACAATTGGGTGGGAGTTCGCGACGGGCGGCCCGTTCGAATTTCCCGATTCCTCATCGCGAAAAACAGCAACACGATGAGCAATCAGACCCATCGAAGCATCTTCGGAAATCAGATTCCTTTCGCCCTGCAGCCCGAAGGCAACACCACGGAGCTCGACCTCGAGGCCTGGACGCACCTCATTCACACGCTGATGAAGCGCAGCGACTTCGAATACAACCTTGGACTCATGGGCGAGTCACAGGCCACGCAGGGCACTGGCCTGGTGCGCCCCGGCTGGGAAGTCGTCGAAAAAATCAAGCGCAGGCGCAAGCGGAAGGCGGCGCCGCAGAACGTTTCAATGCCCGTGGGCGGCGACCAGGTGGTCAACACGGAAGAGAGCGACGACTTCGAGTTAAAGCAGGACAAGGTCACTCTCAGCTATCCCATCTTCGAGTATCGCCGGCTGGGCACAACGCTCTATGACCCAAAGTGGAGGACACCGAATCGTCCGGACCTCTCCGCCGGCTGGGTGATCCACGTCGATTACGTCGATTTCGAGGACCTGCAGCAGCTCCGCGAGCTGCCGTGCTACAAGAACATTCCGAACGATGAGACGCTGAAAGCCTTCTTCATTCAGAACCCGCAGGGCGACGCGCAGCCACCGTCGCAGACCGCGGATCAGATGAGCTCGCAAAACAGCACGGTGCTGCACGCCGAGGGCGAAGAACGGCAAATGAGCGCTAACCCGTTCGACAGGCCTTTGATGCTGCTCGAGATGAACGACAGCGAGCGCACCCGCACCGCCCTGTGTTTCAACGACCGGGTGTATTGCATTCGCAACGACGATCACGAGATGGGCGATCACGCGCTCGGCTACGCGGGCAACTGGTGGAACGTTGAAAACTGCGGCTTCGGTATCGGCATCGGCCGTCTCAACTCGGGCGATCAGCGCATGCAGGCCGGAGTCCTAAACGAAGTTTTGAAGATGATCGGGATGTGGTTCAACACGCCGCTGGTGATCCCGCGCGGCGAGAACTCTCCCACGCAAAATGTGGTGACCGGCCTTGGAACCTTTTGGGCACTCGATCCGCCGCCCGATGGAGACATGCGGAAAGCTGCGTTCTACCTCGATCGCCCCCTCATCCCGGGCGAGGCGTGGCGCATCTACGAGATGGCGCAGCAGGGCGGCGAGCAGCTCGTGGGCGCCGATGCCGCATTCATGCAGGGCAACATCGGCAAGCCCGGATCGAGCGCGGCGCGCACAGCCACGGGCGCGCAGGCGGTCAGCTCCAAAGCCGAGGACAATGTGGCGCGGCCGGTGTACCACCTCGAAATCGTAATCACTCGCTTTATCGAATTCATCGTCGAGATGGTGCGCACGAAAATGCCGATCCCCGAAATTCGGGAGATCCTCAAAAAGAAGTACGCCGATGCCATCGTTAAAGGCATCGACATGGATCGCTGGCTCAACGTGGAATTCAGCTTCAACGTGCTGGCGGGCCAGAAGCTCATCGCGAAACAGGCCATCCTGCAGCTCATCCCGTTCCTTCTCCAGATTCTGCAACAGCCACAGTTGCTTGACGGGTTGCACCAAACGGGTCGCACCGTCGACTTCGAAGCCATCGAAGGGCTTTTCATTCGCCTGAGCGAGCTCGCCGGCAACGACAACATTTTCCGGCCGATGACACCGCGCGAGCGCGCGATGTACCGCAGCAGCGGCGCGGGCCAGCCGGGGGCTCTCCAAATTGCGCTGGAGCAGCTCAAAGGCAAAAATCGCCTCGCAGCCGTTCAGGCGAAATCGCAGGGCGACATCACGAAGTCGCTCGCTGACCAGGCTATCGAACGCGGATCCGCCTCTGTCCCCCTGGAGCGCGCGCAGGCGCTCAACGAACGCACGTCCGACGTGCACATGCTGCAGGAAGGCGTGGAATGACTCCGAAGCCAGCAGAGCTGGGCTACATCGCTCCGCCGAAGACGCAGCCCGAAGGCGGAGACGCGTGGGAGAGATTCATCTCCCACGAACCCCTCACGCCGGAACTCGACGAGGCCATGCGGGGCACAGCGCCGGTCGAACCGGAGGAGCGACGCGCGACCAGGACGGACCGAAAAAATCCAGATCGCGAGCTGCTGCAGGAAGAACGTCAGGCTCTCCATCGCCTGGTCGCAAAGCGCGATCCTGGCTGGGAAGTTGTACTCCGCATTGAGGAAAGACTCTTGAATGCATTCAGGCGCTCTGCTATGGTCCTCAGTGAGCAAAACCCCCTCCGGAATCAGGAAAGCGTCGCGACTGCCTGGGCGAACGTGGGGCTTTTAAAGGACTTGCGGAAAACTCGGGACAGGATCATCGAGGAAGAGTTGGCGACCCTCGAAAACAGGACAGCCAAGAAGAGGGCAGGAGCAAAGGCCAAATGAAGGGCTACTACAGCGACACCAAGCCGACTGGCGACCCAGTAACCGTGGGGCTGCTCTGTTGGATTTCGGATTATACCGACGAGGGCCTGGGCAAGGTCGCGACCTATGGCCACACGGAGCTCGAAATCACCGAGAAGCTCGCCAGGCAGAATGCCCACGCGCAAATGGTCATCGCCCAGCAGCGCGCGACGCCGCCGCCCGCAGCGGCTCCCGCCCCGGCGCCCACGCCTGCAGTTCGCGGGCGCGTCCCCCTCACCGCCGATCAGAGAATCAAGCTGACCGCAGACCTCGACAATCCAGCGACAGCGGGCCGCGCCGTGGTGGAGCTGCTCGAAGACACCACCGGGCTGAGCGTGCAGGACCTGCAGCAGGACAAGTTCAACCGGATGTTTCAGGACTGGCTGGTCGCGCATCCGGAGTTTCCGCGCGGCATTCGCGTGAACGTGCGCCTGCTCCTGCTCGAAGCCGAGCGGCACGCGGGAAGTCATACCAAAATCACACCGCAGACACTCGACGCGGTGTTTCAGCAACTGCAAAGCGGCGGCGACCTCCTGGCAGAGATGCCTGTGGAGGACGAACCCTCCGACCCTGCAAGCCCTCAACCCTCTGCGACGCGCGCTGGTGAGAGCCAGCCTCCGCCGTCGACAAGGCCACGCGTAGTAGCGACGACGACACACCGCACCACCCGGATGGCGTCTGCCGCTGCACCTCAGTTCAAGCCGAAATACACGCGTGAGCAGATCGACGGAATGTCCGCCGCAGAAAACAGGCGTCTCATCGACGACCCGGACTATAACGCTTCGGTTGAGTACTATTACCCGTCTTCCGCCTCTCGCGCGCGGGCGTAACTTCCCGCAGGAGAGAACAGAGTGAGACTCGATCGCATCGAGAAGATGAGCCTGTGGCTCGTCCGATTCGTTTGGTGGCCACTGCTCCAGCTCATCGCCGCGCTGGGCGGTTCCATCTTCGTGGCTGGCCGGCTGGCGCTTAGCGCCGCCGCGCTCCAGTCGCACGCCGCAATCTGCAACGATGGGCCGTCGCCCACCTCGATGCAGACCGGCAATATGCCGCAGGCCAAGTACACCATCCACTACAACAAAGCGTTTATGCAGTGGCTGGCGGCTAACCTCGTGCATCTCCGTCTCTGCACCCGCATGACGATGCCGGAAAAGAGTGGTCTGACTTTCCGCAACTTCATGCTCGTGCCCATCGGCCCGAACCTTCAGCAACAGACCGAGGGCACCATCGGCGACCCCATCACCGTCGACGCCGATTTCCGCGATATCGTCATGGGCCAGTGGGCGGACTATCTCAACTTCTCCGACCTCACCTTCATGACCTCGATTTCGGACGACCTCACCAACTACCGGCAGATGATGGCCTATCGTCTCGCTCAGACAATCGACGACCTCATCATGGTGAACTTCGACTATCTCCGCACCCTGGACTCGAACACCGCCAACCAGGATTCGCTCACGGGTCCGCTCTATCCGTTCACCAAACAAATCATCGAGCAGATGCCGGCGAGCCTCTTCGGCGCAAAAGTACTGCCGATGTCCGAGGGTGGTTTCCTGGGCAAAATCCACCCGTTCTTTGTCGGCGACATGGTCGCGCTCGACAACAGCAACAATTCGGTGGTGGACATCCTGAAGCACACCCAGGACGGCCAGGTGATGCTGCGCGAGCTGACGGACGAGGACAAGGGCCAGACGCCGATCAAAATTCTGGAGCTGCAGGGCTGCAAGTGGCTCAGCTCGACCAACTGCACCCAGACGACGAACTGGCAGGGTTCGGGGCTGACCGCTCTGAGCACCTACTGCGCAGGCTACCAGGCAATGATTTTCGTCAACCTGCCGAGCGCGCGTCACACCGACCCGCATCCCCGCTGGGAAAACATGGACCTGTGGGCAGGCCAGTATGCCCGTTCGTCCTACGATCCCGCCGGCGTGATCGCGGCCGGAACCAGCTACAACACCATCCTGGGCATCGGTCCGCCGCCTGACACGGTGAGCCGCGCTCGCATCGCAAAGGCCGTCCCGCAGACGACCTAAGCGGTTACAAATCTCACGGGTGCGTCACCGCGCCCGTGAGAATTTCAACCCCCAATGTCGGCAAAGGAGCGAGAGATGGCGGAAGACAAAAAGAAACAGGCCCCCGATGAGATGGCCGCGGAGAACGAGCTGCTTCGGAATCAGATCCTGCGCGTTCAGCTTGAAACGGCGCAGATCGGGCTCGAACAGCAGAAACAAACCAACGAGGCGTGGCACCAGAAGGAAGAGGAGCGCAAGCGTGGGAATCGTCGCCGGCAGTCGCAATTTGCCGGGGATCGCCGCGGGCGCCTCCAGCGGCAGCGGATGTGCGCGCACCGCCAGGGCGGCAACGCCGCAAGCAACGATCCACTGAAGGGCAAGGGCGACAGCGCGTTGACTCGCTCGCAGGTTTTCTTCCGGGGCAACTTTCTCATCCAGTGCAATCGCTGCGAGCTGAAGGTCCAGCGTCCCCACCCGCTCCTGCGCAAGATCGATAAAAAGCTCTACGACGCGGCCATGAGCGAATACGAGCTGCTGATCGAACTGTCGGAAAGCAACGACCTGCAGCCGATCGAGGGCACGACGTTCTCATTCACGAACGACGCCGGCCTTCCGGTATGGCCGAAGATCGATCCGAACGCGAGCGAGGGCGAAGAGATTCCCCGGCCGGAACTCCTGGGCATCACGTCCGAATCCCAGGCATACCTGCACTCGAAAAACGTGAAGCTGCCTCGCGTTCGCGCTCGCCGTCTCTCCGCGATCGCCGTCGCCGAAGAGGACTAAACAACCAACAGCGGACGCCGGTAGGCACCGCAGAAAGCAGGTCCGTAGGTGTTCGATCAGATCACGGCAGGCCCGAGCGGGCCATCCGGCGGAAACCTCAGTTCTCCCGGACTCATTTTGGACCGGACCAACAATGTGGTGCTGTCGGTCGGCGATAGCCGCATCGAATCGGCGCTCCAGTGTGTCCTGCTCGGATTGGGTCCGCAACCCGCGCTGATTACGATCACCACAGCGCAGAACCTCATCAACCAAAACCTCGGAGCCTGGCTGCTAAACCGCACCGGCCGCCGGCTGCGCGTGCGCGGCAATGGCATCTACACGTCCGAAGGCACCAGCGCTCCTGTGCTGACCATCGCACTCGCGCTCGGTGGAACTTCGCTCGTTTCGATCGCCGCTGCCGCTGCCAGCACCACGCTGAGCACCAACATGCCGTTCAGCTTCGATTTCGAGGTGGTGACCATCACACCCGGAGCCGCGGCAGCGTCGGAGCTCGAGGCGCACGGCAGGGTTACCGCCAACATCAGCGCCAACACGCCGGCGGCAGCAGCAGTCGTCTATCTCGACGCGAACAACGCTGAAATCGCCAACATCAACCTCGAAAGCGTCCTCGCCCTAACGGTGTCGATCGCTGCGAGCGCGGCGATCACAAGCGCACAGCTTCGTAATGCAGCGATCGAGCTGCTCGCGTAGGATTTTGCAACAGGGCGGGTCCCAGGTGGTGGAATCCGCCCTCTTTTTCCAGAACGGCAGCCAACCACAGGAGGTTTTTCCGAATGTATCGCGACGACACAGTCTTTAAGCGAGTCATGGAGGAACTGCGCGACCTTCGCGCGCATCTGGAAATCCGCCTCAACGAAAGAGGGCTGCGCGACCTTCGCATCCACCTGGACCGGCGCCTCGAAAAGATTCATGACGAGCTACACCGGCTCGATCCGAACCCCCACTTAGCCAGCATCAAACTCCGTTTTTCGAAAGGTTCAGCAGCCATGACAGCAGTCGCAGGTCCTCTCACGCTTACAACCGCCGGGGCGAGCGCAATCGCGTCCGTTCTCGGCTTCGATCAGTTCGGCAACCCGTTCACCGGGACCATGCCGGCCGTCACCCTCAGCTCCAGCGACACCGCCGGCGATATCGTGACCTTCGATCCATCGACAGGCCTCGTGACCGCAGTCAGTAACGGCGTCGCGAACATCACCGCATCGCTGACCACCGCGGAAGGCGTGTCCCTCACCGACACCGAAGCTGTCACCGTGGCGCTCTCTGGCGGCGGCGGCGGCACTCCCGTGCTGTCCAGCATCAAGGTGGCTTTCGACACCAGCGGAGCTCCGGCTCCGGCCAACCCGGTTGCCAGCGCGGCAGCGGCCAACGCGGCGAAGGCGCAGGTGGCGGCGGCAGCGGCGCGGAAGTAAAACCCGAAGGGAGACTTGCGTGGGCAACAGCACTCAGACGTTTCGCCAAAAACTCGACGCACTGGCGGCGCGCGGTGTTTTTGACCCACGCAAGGCTCCTTCCGGTTACGGGGATGCGCTCACCTTCGAAATCATCAACAATTCGATGGCGGACTTTATCTGCGAGCGCTTCAACTGGCCGTTCAACCGCTCCAACGCTACTCCGTTCGCAACGAACAGTTGGCAGCAGGATTACCCGCAGCTCGCGCAACCGGGAGGGCCGATCGCGTGGGGCGAAGACTGCGACCAGGTCGACGTCAACAATTCGATGAACCCGCAGCCGCTCTGGAATGTCACCTGGCGGCGAGGTCTCAGCCGGATCCGGACCAATCTCGCGCCCGTGCAGCCTGGCAACTGGCAGATTTGCTGGATGTACAACAAGGACCTGAGTTTCGGAGCCTGGCCGGGAGCCAACACCACTTACTACCCGCTCATCACCACCGGGGTGGTGCAACAGAATCCCATCATGAGCATGGTGGACAAGAACCAAAACCTGCTCATCGTCACAGGCTTCGGCACCACCGGCAGCGTGGCACCGTTCGCGACTGCGAACGCGCTCGAAGGTACCGTCGTGACCGATGGCAGCGTGACCTGGACAGTGGTGAGCCCAACGTCGCAGGGATTCCGCGTCTTCCCTCTTCCGAACGCCACCGGCCCCACCTACCTCATCGTGCCGTCCTACCAGCTGGAGCCGCCTGTAATCTCGGACCTCGGAGCGACCCTCGATCCGATTCCGGACAGCTACAGCCGGCATTTCGTGCGCATCCTCGACTTCCAGTGCCAGATGGCCAGCACGGACCCGGCAAAGAAGAAGGAAGCGCTGGATGGCTACCCGCTCTACCTGAAAAGCCTGGAAGGCGCCAAAAAGCAGGGCGACAAGACGCCAAACGCTTACGGACTCGTGCCTGCAAGTTCGCCCGTAGAGAGCACGTGGCCCGGGGCATCCTTCCGGGGGACCGCAGACAGCCCATTCTAAACGTGGAACCCCTTTTATGAGCCAGGAACTCGTAGTCCAGAACACGATGAAGTGGGCTCAGCCCATCCTCAAAAATCAGGGCCTGCAGATCAATGGCCAGGAACCGGGGCTTACCTTCGCGAATTTCATCCTGCAGCGCATGATGGGGCCGCCGTTCCGCTGGAGAACCAATCGAAAAAACTTCAGTTTCCCGCTGAGCGCGGGCCTGACCGACTACGCGATCACCGTCGCCGACCTGGGCCACATCGAATCCGACTCCGCGTGGATCGTGGACAGCACCGGAAAGCGCTTTGCCTGCAAGGGCCGGCTCACCATGGAGCAGAGCAGCATGAGTGATCGGCCGTCCGAGTACGCGCCCGTCTACGACAACGGGGCCGGCCTGATCACTTTCCGTGTGAAGCCGGCCCCCGATTCCGGCGGCTACACCCTGTACGGCGATTACCAGGTGCGGCCGCCGCTCATCGTGAGCTTTGCTCAGCCATGGGGAACCGTATCCGACGACTTCAGCTACATCTTCAACGCCGGCTTTCTGTCGATGGGCCTCCTGCTCATCAACAGCACGCAGGCCCCGATCTGGGAGCGGTACTTCGTCGGCTCGCTGCTCAGCGCGCAGGAAGGCCTCGACCAGCAGGCCATCGACATCTTCCTGGGCCAGTGGACAAACTACTCGCGCACCATCGCCGCCGCGGCCGCCGCGCAACAGGGCGGGACCTCGGGGCGCGGCCTGTAATTACACCCTATTTGCAGGCCGCGCAAAATGCCGGTATTATGCCGGTATGCCAGTCGCCAAAGGAAACCTCGATTTTGTGTTTGCCCACCACGCACCGGATGAAGCAAAGATAAAAAAGCACGAGATGATCCGGTCCCACGCCGCCGCTTTCGCCTTCGCGATTCTCGAAATGACACCGCAGTGCGCCGACCAGCAGGCCGCACTCCGCCTCGTCCGCGAAGCTATGATGACCGCCAACGCTGCGATTGCGCTGGACGGTGCTGTGTGATGAGCGCGGCCCGAGTCGCTCCGCCACAAGACCCCTACTTCCAGTTCCACGTCACGCGCGACTGGACCGGCAAGCCGTTGAACTTCGTGGTTTGGGCGAAGCCGACCGCTCGCAAAATCCGTGAGTCACAGTGTCAGGACCCGGCTCATCCGTGGTTCGAAATCGACGAGGATACTCTGCCGCCCGGGTTTGACCCGCCGCCAGTGGGCCACGCTTATGTTTGTTGCGCGTGCCTGGGAGAGGTGATCGAATGAGGCTCTGGAAGAGGTCCACGGATTGATTCCCAAATACATAAACCCGCAGGGAGTGGAGATGCCTGAAGGATTCGACCCGGCAAGCATTGACGCCATCGGAATCAACAGGGATGGCACTTGGATATACGCCACTCAAAAGGAAGAAGCGTCGGCGCGTGAACAGATGGAGCGAGGCGTGCGTAACATCAATCCCTACCTCACGGATGCCGAACTCGCCGAACTAAAAGAGCCACTGAAAGGCACCCGCGCAGCTTTGGTATGGTCGCAGGACGAAGCGGGGTGCGGTTATATTGTGGAGCTGTTTGACGAGGGGCAGCGCTTTCGAGGTGTCATGCACCCGAGAACCGCGCTCGAAATGCTCAGGGGAAGAGGTCCACGGATTGATTCCCAGATACATAAACCCGCAGGGAGTGGAGATGCCTGAAGGATTCGACCCGGCAAGCATTGACGCCATCGGAATCAACAGGGATGGCACTTGGATATACGCCACTCAAAAGGAAGAAGCTCCTTCGAAGGAGGGAATCATCAATCCCTACCTCACGGATGCCGAACTCGCCGAACTAAAAGAGCTACTGAAAGGCACCCGCGCAGCTTTTTTCGATGATCCGAGCCTGAGTTATTACTGCAACTGGAGGACAATCATGGCAAACGAAGTGACGGAAAGAGGAAACGATATAGGCTGGGCGGTTGGTGCGCTGAAGGCCGGCCACAAGATCGCGCGGCGAGGCTGGAACGGTCGCGGGATGTGGCTCGCGCTCAGCCCTGGCAACAAGGCACTGGCAGCCGATAATTTTTGGGCTGGCCCGAACCGCGACTATGCGAACGAAAACGGCGGCACCGCTGAAGTGCTTCCTTCGATCACCATGAAAACGGCGACGGGCGAGATCCTCATGGGTTGGCTGGCGTCGCAAACCGACCTGCTCGCAACCGATTGGGAGCTGGCGCGGTGAGCGACGGCAAAATTGTGAAGGCGGACGAAATCGTGATTGGTCAGTATGCGGACTATCTCGACACCGGCCTGTGGTCATGGGATCAGAAAACCGGCAAGCTCACCCCACCGTCCGATCTCACGCCCAAACAGGCGCGAGATTTCCAGCGTGTGTTCGGCGAACTTTTTGAGGGGAAGCGATAAATGCCAGGACCGATTGATGCTGCGGGCGGACTCAAGGAGCCAACCGAATACGCAACACTCTCGATGGACACCCAGTTCACGGGCCTGTGGACGCAGCGCAGCCCGCTCCGCGACGCGGACGTGCCCTACCTGTACCGGAAGTTTTACAGCGCAAGCCGGTTCGATTCGATACTCGATGGGATCAACCGCGAAATCAGCGCGCGGCTTACGGATGTTCGCAGAGCCGGCAGCGTGGAATACAACGCGAACAGCTTCCCGCCGGCTAACTCGCTGTTCAGTTTCAAGAGCCTTCAGAACGATGGAACTGAGCACATCAATGTGCTTCTCGACGGAACAGATGGGAACGTCTACGACGCCACCGCCGGCGGCAGCAATGCCGTTGTGTTCTCAAAGACCGCCGGAGCCGGGAAAGCTCGGTATCTGGCCGTCAACCAAACTCTCTACTTCGGCGACAGCATTGAAACTGAGAAGTGGATGCAGCCGGGAGGGTGGCAGGCAAGCACCAAGGTCACACCTGGATCCCTGATTACGCCAGGCGCCACCGGGGCGAGCCAGAAAATTTTTATGGCGCTGGGCGGCATGACAATCAGTATCATCGCGACCCAGCTCGCGACCAACACACTCACGGTGTTTTTCGATCCGACCGAGGTACCGGATCAGTTCGCCAACCTGATCAATGCCAGCATGACCTTCTCCGGCCTCACCGGCGCCACCTGGCTCAACGGGACAACACAGGTCGTCGAATCGGTTCCGTCTACAACACTCGGAATTCTGCTGTTCAATGTGGTGCATGGCGATTACGCCTACGCCGCCGAAGCAGCGGGAAGCGGAACAACCGGGGACGGTACAACCGGAGCCAGCGTGCCGACCTTCAGCGGAAACACCGGCACCATCACCGCGGACGGCGGCCAGCAGTGGAAGAGCTACGGGAATTGCCTGAACCAGTGGATGCCCGCCCCGCCGAAGCGCGCGCCCACGCTGCAGGCGATCAACGGCGCCCGCTTCTGGCAACCGAGATTCCAGGTGACCGCCTGGTATTCCATTCTCGACCTGCTCGGCAACGTTCAGGTTGCAAACAGCGGTGGGTCCGGTTTTGTGACGGGGCGCTCCTACCCAACATTTGCGCCCCTCTCAACGACTACCGTCCTCAGCACGCAGGACGGAACGGTCAACTGGACGAATTGGGGCCAAATCGGATCCTGGCTTGGAACCACCCCCTTCGGATCTCCGCAGAACGTGGGACAGTTCGCGGTTATTGCCGACACCAACGGCAATCTGCAGCTGGTGACGAGCGGAAACGGCGGGAACTCCGGCGGCAGCACCCCGACCTGGGCAACGGCGATCGGCGCGAACACCAGCGATGGCGCACTCACCTGGACCTGCCTCGGACCCGGATACACGCTCAGCACTAACACCTGGCAATACGCCTACTCATGGCACTGCATCGACGGTTCGGTAACAACCGCCTCGCCCGTCTCGATCATCTATGGCGGAATCCTCGGACCGCCGGAGCCGGCCGCTGGTTATACAGGCTTCATTCAACTGGGAACCGAACCGAGCGGCGCCGACCAGATAGACCAGACCTATATCTGGCGCACGGCGCAGGGACAAGCGACGCTGATCCTCGATGATCAGACTGCGCCCAACTTCGACACGTACATCGAATGGGGCATCCCGGATGCCGCCAATGGTGCAGTGCCGGGCCTGGATGCGCTCGTGAGCGCGCCGATTGCTAAGGCCGGCGATCCACCGCCAGCCAAGCTCACCGCACCGGCGTTCCACAATCTGCGAGTGTGGGGCATCGTGGGGAGTACCGTTCAATATTCGGCGGGACCGGACACGAACTTTAATCCCTATACGGCATTTCCTCCACTCAACACCGCTCAGTTTCCAGCGATGGCGATCCGGCTGCTCCCGGTAACGGTGAGCAACGGCGGCCTGCTGGTATTCACGACTTCCGGCGTGCAGGTCATTCTTGGCACGGGCACAACCAACAATCCCTACTACGCGACCATGTATGAGCCGAGCGTGAGTCTCGGCGGTTACGATGCGCTCGATGTGCTTGGGAGCGCGGTTTACTTCATGGAGAGCACTGGGAAGGTTTCGAGCTTCGACCCGCAGAACGGCTACCTCGAAATCGGCTTTCCGATTGGAGATCAATTCAAGAAGGTCACCACCGGCGGCATCAGCGCCTCGCTGTACGACCCCTCGACCGCTTTCCTGTCCTGGAACCTCCAGAGTTCAGGCGAGACGGCGATGTACGTCGCCGACGGTGCGGTCGGCTGGTTCCGCATGGCCGCGATCGCTCCGCCGGAAAACGGACTTGTCTGGTGTCCGCGTGCCGCCATCGCCGGAGGAACGAGCGCGGTGCAGTCCATCGAAACCTCGCCGGGCAACTATGACCTGCTCATCGGACCGGCCGGCAATGGACCGATTCTGAAGCGCGACACCACGGGTGCCGTGTTCGGCGACAACGGGACGAGTTATCCGGCCTGGGATGCGAAGGGCGTCGTGCGCCTTTGCGAAAGCGGCCAGGTTGCCGAAGTGGCGCACATCGCCCTGAAATCGGTGGCAACCGGAGGGCCGAGGCCGAGCGTGTCGATTCTCATGGACGAGCTGGCGCCAAGCGCCGAAGCTCCCTGGGACGAGCTCGAGATCACCAGCACCGATCCGCCCGATCTGGAGCCGAGCGTGTCGATGTACAGCGATCGGTACCAGGCGCTCCAGAACGGAGTCACGCCGAAAGGCGACTGCCTTCTGCTCAAAGTGGACTACGGGACTAACAGCTATGCGGACGAGCTCCTGATGTTCTCCATCTATGGCCGAAAACAGGAAGAGAGGGTGCAGCAGCAATGATGACCCAAACCGCAGCCGATTTCGATACGGAAGACGGCCGCATGCGATGCCTGCGCTGCGAGCGCGACATTGCTCCCGAGCTGAGCCGGCTCCTGCGCGAAGACGCGACCAACGACGGCCGCCGGCACGACATCCTCATCGAGTTTCACCAGAGGGGCGAATGTCTCAGGTAGCCGGCAAGCCCATCCCCCTCCTTCCTCCGGCGACGGCGAAGCTGCGAACCATGCAGGCGCTGCTGGCGCAGTACGCGCGCGAGAATCCCGCCTACAGTGACGAGCGCGTATACGTCGCCGCGCGGATGCAGTCGGAGTGGGTTTATCCGATCGCCGAGCAGATGCGCGGGCTGAAGCCCGACAAAGCGGATGACCCGATGCGCCACGGCCTGCGCCCGTTTTCCGCCGCCGACGCCGCGCGCGAGTTCAGGGAGCGCCAGCGATGAGAAGACAGAAGGTCCTGAATCCGAGCGACAGGCATCGCGTCGACGGCCGCTTGCTGGGCATGAAATCGCACACCGACCTGCGCGAAGCATGGCGCATCACCGTGCGCTGCAAAAACGATCTTCGCCACGCGAAGATTCTCGAATTCCCGATCACCTGGGACGAGGCGGTCATCGTGGCGCTGGCAGACGCGATCGCGGGCAGAGGCGCCTGCTTCGTTCACCCGCCCGGGGAATTGTCGCCCGTCGGGGCCTGCTCCGCGTGCGGGTCAGAGTTAACAGCAACCACGGAAAGATGGAGGAACGATGAAGCCCAGAAAGCCAAAAGAAGTGCCGCTTTCGTTGAACGGCTGCGTGCATCAGGATCGCAAAGGCGCCCCGATTTGCTTCAAGATGGTGAGCGCGCCGGGAAAAAAGCTGTGTCCCTACCACGAGATGCTCGCCGCTGAAAAAGCACGCCTCGCCGCGGCGAAGGACGCGCGAGACAGAGAAGAACGCAGCGCCAAGCGCAAAGAGGAGAATGTATGTGCGGTGGGCGACCAATTTCCGAAGACGAACTGAGGAGGCAGAACGAATGGATATCGAGGCTGAATGCCGAGCCTGAAATCGAGAGCGGTCCAGCTTGCACCAGGGCGCTACCAGCCGACGCGCCCGCAGCCGGAGCCGGTGACCGGGCCATCCACGCCGATGCCGACACCCCCGGTGCTGAGGATGAGTCCGTTCATGCTAAGTTCGCTCCCCTCGATCGCGACAAACGTAACAGTGGGCGCGCTGAATCAGTTTTACGGGGGCCGAGCCCTTCCGCACCGGCAGACGATCCTGCCGGGGTGAGCGATGAAAATGTTTGAGGAGGGAAGCCGTGATGGTGGTGGGGCGCTGGAAGCTCTGGGGAGGAACCATTTGAGCCAAACGAAAGCCGCGACCAGAGAACCGATTGCAAGCTGCGCATTTTGCGGCGAAGCAGCGACCAACAAGGCGAGCGATGGGACGCTACTCTGTTCGCCGCATTCCGCGATGTACGTTCCCCGTGGCCGCCGGCAGGGATGAGCGCGGAGCATACATTCCGGTTTCGTGAGGGCCACTTCACCCTGCGGCCGACAAGGAAGGGGGACCTGGACCTCGCGTGGTTGTGGACGATGCGGGACACCGACCATGCGGGCCGCGTCGAACCGGAATTCTGGCTGGAGCAGAACGCCGCCACGGATACCTACCTGCTGAGCGATCCGCTCGGCCCCGTCTTTTTCTTCCGCATCGATCGGTTTCCCAAGGGCAGCAGCGAGGCCGGCGAGCCAGCAGCGCAGCTCCACATCCAGTTTTTCCCGGCGCAATCGATGGATGGAAAAATGCGAATCGCAGAGGCCCTCGCCGAGGGCTTTCGCTGGCTGCTCCCCATGCTGCGCCTCTCCGGGGTGAAAGAGACGTTTTTCGACAGCGCGTCGCCCCGGCTCATCGCTTTCTGCGTGAGGCGGCTGGGCTTCACCGAAAAAGACGGCATCCTCAAAAAGGCCATCGCCTAAATCCAGCGCTTACCGTATTCTGTCGCCAGTCCCAGGAGAGACAAGATCGGCGATGTGTGGCGCCACCTCAGCCCAGACCCAGCTGCAAACGTCGGAGATGCAGACCCTGCAGCAGTACGACTCCATGATGCAGACCCAGTACGCGAACCAGCAGGGGCTTTATAAGCAGGTCAACTCCGTGCTGCAGCCGATCCTCGCCGCCGGTCCGAACCAAAAGGGCTTTTCGCAGGGCGAGGAAAACACCCTCAACGCCCAGGCGGTCGAGGGAACCGCAGAAAATTATGCAGGTGCTTCGAAGGCGGTCAATGAGAGCCTCGCCGGGGAGGGCGGCGGCAATGAGGCGATCAGCACCGGGGGCGCGGCTGAGCTGAAGGGCGAAATGGCCGCTTCCGCCGCGCAGACCGAAAGCGGAGAGGAAACGCAGATCCAGGAGGCGAACTACCAGGCCGGGCAACAGAACTTCCAGAACGCGGAGCAGGGAGAAATGGCCGTGGCCGCGGGCGAAGATCCCCTCGGCTACATGAACGCCACGACCAATCAGGCAAACGCCACCAGCAACACCGCCAATCAAATCGCCCAGGAAGACAACAGCTGGATCAACGCGGCCATCGGCGCGGCCGGCGCGATTGGTGGCGCTGTGGTGGGCGAGAATCCGGGCGGAATTTTCGGCCCCTAGAGGAGAGGACACACATGGATAGCGGCGCGCAAGGCGGAGCGGAGAGCGGACCGGCAACACCAGCGGCGCCGTCGCCGCCTGCGAATGGTGCGGGGGGTTCAAGCTGGATTGATAAAGCAGCCCAGGCCGCAGACCTGCAGACCTCACAGCCGAGTCTCAACGCGACCATTCCCGAGAATGGAACGCCGCGGCAGGGCGCGCCGACGGTTATTACGCCACTCCCGCACAGCGGAGTGCGCGGCTTTATCGACAAGGCCCTTGACTCGCTGGCCGGGACCAACCGGCTACAGATCTACACCGACGAGAGCGGGCAGAAGTACATCCAGAAGCCGAACATGACCCGCGGCCAGCAGTGGCTCAAGCTCGGTGTCGAAGGCGCAACGGGCGCGGCGGCAGGCCTCGCCGCTGGCAAGGGTGCGGGGAACATGGGCCGCGCTGCCGAAGCCGGCGTTCAGCAGGGCGACAAAATCGGCCAGGAGCAAAAGCAAAATCTGCGCAGCGCCCAGGTGGAAGTAGCGAATAGCCAGATCCTTGCGCACCAGCTCGCGGAGCAGGCCTTCACCATGGGCCGGCTCAAAGTGAAAGCCGCGCGCGAAGACATGGATTACTCGCAGGGCCAGCTCGACAACGCTCTGAAGCCGCAACCCGATGGCGGACCCGGTGGAACGCTCATGGGCACGGCCACCGATTTGGGAGCGGCAGCCCGGCTCCTGAAGGAAAGCCCGGAAGTGATGGAGGCGCAGGTCAAGCGCGGCGACGTGCGGACCATCCCCAACTACGACGCGGACGGCAATCCGGCCGGCTTCCACATCGTGATGATGCCGCCGGGGTGGGGCGAAGAGGTTTTGCCCCCGGGCAGCGCCTTCACTGTCGCCGTGCCCGATCCCAAAACCCCGGGCCTCTTCATCCGCCAGGAGCAGAAGTCGAGCGAGCCGATGACGCTTCGCCAGCAGACGCAGTACAACGACGCGGCCACATCGAAGATTCAGGCGGCGGCGCTGGTCAAGCACACCGCAGATTTGAAGCTGCAGACGGAGGGTGACGAACACCAGAAAGCGGTGGACGCGCATTCGAAGGAACTGCGCGAGGAACAGGATCAACCGCTGGCCGAGGCTCGTACACGCGCGCAGACGGATGCGGAGAATGCGGCGGCTGGGCGATCGCGCGCGGCCACGCAGGCTCAGGCCAACGACAACACCGATCTCGTCCACGCACTGGTCACCGGCAATATCGCGCCCGATCGCCTGGGCTACCTGCTCGGCCGCAAGGACGGTCAGGCGCTGCTCTCTGCAGCCGTGAAGGAGGATCCCAACCTCGACTCATCAAGGCTCGCGGCCTACCCGAAGGTTTACGAGCAGTTCACCTCGACGAAGCCCGGAACGGCCGGAGCTCAACTCAACGCCGGCGCCACCGCCATCAAGCACCTGAAGGACCTGAAGGCGCTCGACACCAACGAGAGCGCGATCTGGGGCACGAACGACTACACGAAGTACCACAACCTGCTCGATACCGTTGTCTCCGAGCTGGGCAAGTTTTACGGCAACGACACCATCCCGGCGCTCGAAGGCTATCGAAAGACTCTCGGCGCGATTCGTCCCAGCAACCGCGCCGTCGCCATCGCCGAGCAGGCCCAGGCCATGGGCAAAAAGTTCGACAGCTACGAGAAGCAGTGGAAGAACGCAGCGCCGAGCCCGTCGTACGAAGCCCCCATGCCACAGATCGACGATGAAGCGAAGGCCGCACGCGCCGAACTGGATCCGAAATACAAAGACCGGTACGTCGCAGAACAGCAGGCGGCGCAAAAGACCGCGCTCGCATCTCCGACGCCGGCCTCCCAGCCTGGAATCGGCAAAAGCATTTCGCTCGATGCCGCAAGAGCTCTGCCGCAGTTCAAAGGACAGACCGATGCGCAGATCGCTGCGCAAGCGAAAGCCCTGGGCTACACCGTTAACCCGGCGGTGACGCCGCAATGATCGATCCGTTTGCCGCGATCGCGCAGCCAGGGGGAGGGTCGGGGGACCCGGCTCCGTGGGCAGCGTCCTACGATCCAGCGAAAGACCCAAACGCGGCGGGCCTTCCCCAGCCAGCGGGTCCGGTGCGCGGGGATCCGTTTGCCGCGATCGCGCAGCCGACGCCGCCGCCGGCGCTTCCCGTTTCCGTGCAGTTACACGACCTCTCAGCAAACCCGAGGGGAGAGGGCACCTACAAGATGCAGGGAAAAGATGGAACCCCTTTGGAGGTGCCTTACAGCAACGTCCAGCACGCGATGAAGACCGGCTATGACCTCGCCGGAGCCGGAGAGCGCTCACGCTTCTTCGAGGACTACATGGCCGATCCGTCGACGACCCACGGCGTCATCGATCGGCTCACGAGCCTGCCCATGGATATGCAGATGGGAGCGGCAAAGGCGCTGCTTCGGAGCGTGGGCAACCTCGCCGCCATGGGAATCCGTGCTCCGCAGCTCGGCCTGCCGGAGGGCGCGATCGACAACATCGAGGGGAGTGCGCCGGCAAAGGCCGCTTCGGATTTTGCGAACCAGCCGAACAAGAATGTGGGCGAAAAAGTCGGCGACGTCGCCGAGAACGTGGCAGAGTACTTTGCCGGCGACGAGCTGCTCAAAATGGCCGGCTCTTTCAAGGGAGCCGAGACGCTGCAGAAAATGATGACCGAGCGGCCCGTTCTCGGAAAGCTGCTCCGCATCGGCCTCAACACCGCGAAGCAGGCAGCTATCGGGGGCGGTCAGACTTACGTGCACACGGGCGGCGATGTGGGAGCTACGGCGGAATCCGCCGGGGTCAATGCTGCGGTCGCGGCCGGCCTTGGAGCTGCAGGAGAAGGCACTCGAGCACTCGTCGAAGGCCAGATGCCCGAAGTCCGCACCGTCGAGGGAACGCGGATCCCGGTTCCCAAGGGCGAAGCGGGACCGACGCCAGCCCAGACCGCTGGCGCCGAAGCTTACGGCAAAGCTGCCGGCGCGACCGTTGCTCCGCATCTCGCGGCCATGGGAGCTCCGCCGGAATTCATCGAAAACACGCTGAACTCCGTTCATGATTTCACCGGCGCGGCGGATCGACTGCGCGAAGTGAACCACAGCGCTTACGAGTTTCTGGACCAGGCGACCAGCGGCCGATTCCGCAAGCTCAATGGCGAGCTGTCGCAGGCGCAGCAGGCATCGTGGGACGGGGTGGAGGGTGCGGACCGTCTCTACACGCAGAAGATGCGCGAGATGGAAGACCTGCTCGGAAAGGTGCAAAGCGGCAAACCGGACGCGGCCGCCGGAACGGACCTGATGAAGCAAGGCTCCGTGGCGCGGGGCGGAGAGCCTGCTCGCACCGGTGGGATGTCCGCCGAGGATCTCGCCGCGATCAAAAATTCCTGGCGGCAGTACTACATCCTGCGCGATGCGGGGCGCACTCTGGACGGCGCACTGGACGGTGTGCCCGGGGCAAGCGCGGTCAGTCAGGAGCAGCGGGGCATCAACGGCGGCCGCCTCATGTCGGGCCTCAAAAAGATGGTCAACCGCTACGGCCGTGCGACGGTGGAGCAATCGATGGGACCCGGCCGGCTCGCAAATCTTGAAGCGATCGCCAATGCCACGAGGACTAATGCGGACCGCAAGACGTTCAACACCGGAGTGCGCTATATCGCCCACTATTTGCCGGGTTACCTGGGCGCTCATTTCGGGTGGACGGAGGGCGGCCCCATCGGAGCCACGGTGGGCGGCATTGCCGGAGAGCGCGTCGGAGCGATGACGCAGCGCGCACTCAATGCGATCCAGACGGATCCGAAGATCGGCGAGAGCTTCCTCTATGCTCTCGGAGGAAACGCGCGGCCGGAAGCGTATGGACCCTTCTACGCGCGCATGATTGTGAACTCCGCCCACGCCGCCGCCAAGGCGCTCCCGGCGGCGACGGAAACAGCGGTTCAGCGGACAGCGAGCGACCAATGACGACGGGCATCGTGGTGACACGCGTATGCAGGTGTGGCTGCCTGCAAACATTCATGCCGCACAAAAACCGGCCGGGGCAGGAATACAAATACGGCCACAAGGTTCGCCCCGGCGGAAAGCGGACCCTCCCCGCCGGGAAGGCGGCCGTATTGTCACAGCCGCGCGCACAAAAACAGGAAGAAGCGCGCGACGGGGAGCGGCGCACCCTGAATTACAAGCTCGCTCTGATGGCCGTGCGGCGCGAGCTCGAGCTCTGCGATCAGGAAATCGAAAATGCGGACGACGAGGCCGAGTGTATCCGCGTGGAGAAAATGAGGCCACTGCAACTCATCATCGAGGGAATCCTCGACCGCAAGGGCCAAATTGTCGACAGGCACGCGCAGCTGACCGCGACTGCGGAAGACCTGCAGAAGCTGATCGGAGCGCCGGCGTGATGCATGGTCTGTTTGTCGGCAGGGGACGAGCTGTGCTGGCTAAGCGTTTTGAGATCGAACTGGGTAACAAGGAAGTCTGCATCGAGAGGGAAAATCCGAATATCTTCCGGCAGGAGCCGATTCTCGATCAGGTCTTTATCCGCTACGACGAGCAAAGCCAGAACGTTTTTTTTCACGGCGTGCCGCCGGGGAACGCCCTCGAAGCGGAGGTCGAAAGCGCGGTGCTCAATATCGGATGCTGGGCGCGGGGCATCGGCGAACACGACGGCGCATAAGGAGAAAAAAGCCAATGGCAAAGAACGACGCACCCGCAGTCATCATCCCGGAGCGCCATCAGAGCGCTCCGAAAGAGCACTACGCCGATAAAGCCATCAAGAGCGCGGCCGAGGAAATCGATTCCGGCAACTGGCGGCCGGCGGAACAACCGATCGAGAATCTTCCGAACGTCGCCCTGCGCACCGGCACTCCGGAAATGCTGGAGAAACCAGTCACGCGCGCCGACTACGCTCATACCGAAAACTCGCTGGTCCTTGCCGAGCATCCGCGCGTGCGGGAGGCGATGGCGCGCCTCGCGCAGGAGCGTGACGATACGCCCAGCACCCAGGAGTACTTCGAAAAAACGCAGATGCTCCACGAGCTGGCGGAGATGAAGAGCCGAGGGAACCAGTGGGACGGTCAGGAGCGCTGGCAGGGCGCGGAGAACATCGCGGCGCGCCGGGGCCAGGTGCTCACGCCGCTGCAGTTCTATCACCAGCTGATGAAGACGGTAAATCCGAAAGCACAGTACGCGCACCACACTTTCAAGACGAGCACGGGCTACGTCCGCGTGATCGGCGTCGGCCCCATCTTCCTGGGGCGCGAGGCCGCGCTGCAGCATCCGGGCCAGAGCGCCGACACGCAAAGCGCGCGCGTGCCGCTGGTGGTGCTCGCCAGCGAAAACAGGCAGATTCTTCTCCCGGGGCAGGAGGTCAAAAAGGATGAGGCGATGCTTGTGGCCACGCTGCAGTGGCCCGCAGGAACCGAGTGGATGATCATGAACTTCGACGAGTTCAACGTCCCGACAACGGCGAAGTTTCTTGGGTGGCGCACGGCACTGCTCTCGATGATGCGCAGCGGGGTGATTACCGAGAAGCAGGCCAACAAAGCTTTCCCGCTGAATCCCGGCCCGGTTTCGAGTTGGTACCGGCAGCAGATGCAAGAGTGGCGCCATGCGCATCGCGGGAGGCAGGCATGATCGAAAGGTGCACGCCCGAAGAAGCTCTCCAGCGCGCCCTCAAGGAATGCGAAAAAGGGCGCCCCATCGAGTGCCTGGTCATCATGACCGACGAGGACGGAAGTATCGTCACAATTGGATCGACCTCGGCGCTCTCAATGCGACTCGGACTCCTGGAAATGGCAAAGTGCCACATATACACGGATGTCGCAAAAATGGAGGGTTGACGATGGGCATTAACGAGCTGCAGCGGGCCGCCGCAGTTCTCTTCGCCGCGCGCGAGGTGGGACCGAAGGGCAGCGCGGACGAGATGAAGCTTGTTTGCTACTGCCTCCGCAACCGCGCGCGCGCCGGCTGGGCCGGTGGTCACTGGCTCAACGTGATCGAGGAGGCCGACGAACACGCCGCGCACGAGCCGCTCGAAACAGGGCCGCTCAGCATCGAGAGCCGACCGCTGCAGATCCTCGCGCGCGACATCGACGAGATTTTTTACAGCGAACCGCCGCGCGACGACCTTCCGCTGGGCATCGTCCCTGGTGACCTGGCCGAGCTCGCCGGCCGCCAGCTTTTCTGGATGTTCATGGATCGCCCGATTCGGCCGTGGTTCCAAACCAACATCGTCCGAGATTCAAGAAATCATCCTCAGCGGACAAAGCTGGGCCTTATGATGCTTTTTGAATGAGTCCTCTCACCCCAGGCGTCACGCTGAAAGGTACGCTGCAGAATGTCGCCGGCGTGAACGTCGGCTCGGCCGCCAACCCGTCGAAAGTTCGCATCACGCTGTGCGGCTGGGGGCCGACGCTGCCCTGTGTTCCAGGCGTTGCGAACATGGACCAGCCGGGTCCCATCTACATCAGGTCCACCGATGGCACATTCACCACGCCACTGTGGGGCAACGACGCCATCAGCCCCGCTGGCACGTTCTACGAAGTCGCGCTACTGGACGACCGGGACAACCTGGTGCAGGCCGGGGCTTACCAGTTTTTTCAATCGGACGGCACCATTGACCTGAGCGATGCGCAGCAGCTTATGTTTGGTGCGCCGCAGCTTTTTGGAGAAGCGCCGCGGGGCGCCTACCCCGGCACCGCCTACACTCTCAGCTATCCGCTTTATTCCGGCCAGGCAGGAATTCTGTTCAACGGAGCATCCTTTGTCGACCCCACGCAATACACCGTGCAGGGCACGAGCCTGACGCTCAACTTTGAGACCTCGGCCACCGACAGCCTCTATTTTCTGTATCCGGCTTCGATTCCCGGAACCGGGATCCCGGTGGCACCTTTTCTTACCTGCGCAGCGCTCACCGGAGGGCCCACCGTTTTCACGTTGCCGAGCACGCCGTGGGCGGGAAAGATCATCGCGCTGTTCGATGGCGCCGGCTTCATCGCTCCGATTTACCCGGACGGGACCGCGCAGTACACTCTGAGCGGTACCACTCTCACCACCAGCTTTGCCATACCAGCAGGAGACACACTCTATGCGGTCTACTCAGCCGTTGGCGCCTAAGACGGCATTTTGGATTATCGTCGCGCTCGTCCTGCTGGGCCTTTGTTTCATGGCAGCGCCCGCGTTTACCCAGTCGCTGGTCAATCCCGTGACCGGGATCCGCTGGTCCCAGACGTCCGGGAGCGGCGCGCCTTCCGGCTCGACATGCCCCTACACAGCCACCGGCACGCTTGCGATCGGGACGAAGAATGTCACGGCCATCGTGCCGACTTCGCTGTTCGCAGGCCTCGCTGTCACGGGCACCGGCATCCCGGCGAACACTACGCTGGTGGGCGTGAACGTCGGACTCTCAACGGCAACGCTTTCACAGAACGCCACCGCAAGCGGCGCGCAGTCACTTTCGTTCTATCCGCTAGGCCAGCCTTACGTCGACGTCGCCGGCGGGACGAACTGGTTCTGCACGCAGGCGGGGTGGAAAGCGCAGGCGGGCACAGCCGCGAATCCGGCGGGAGCTTCAGGGCAGGTGCAGTACAACGCCGGCGGCGTGTTCGGGGCGTACGCGAGCGGTGTGCCGATTGCTTATGGAGGAACGGGAGCGACGACCGCCGCAGGCGCACTTGCCAATCTTGGAGCGCTCCCGCTGACCGGCGGCACGCTCACCGGAGCTCTGCTGGCACCGTCTATCACGCTGGGATCCGGATCCGGCGTCGCGGCTTACCTCGACTTTTCGCAAGGCACGGCGCCGCCCACGCAGCCTGCGAACAGCGCACGGCTGCAGGCGCCGGCCTCCATCGCGACTTCGTACGAATGTACGTTGCCGACCGCCGCGCCCTCTTCCGGCAACACCTATCTGACTTGTCCTTTGGGCGGTGGGCAGATGACGTGGTCCGCGTCCGTCGCCGCGCCCCTCGCGCTCTCGATGGCCTCCGGTACCACGACGGGCATGTATGGCGGCAGCTTCACCGGGAGCGGTTACGCCTACGCAATGGAGGCGCTGGCTCCCAGTCTCCTGTCGGGCAATAACATCAATGTCTTTCTCGGCACCAGTTTTGCTCTCCACGGCGGAACGTTCCTTAGCTGGAATAACGCCGCATTTCCTTATGCTTCCGTTGGCACCTTCAGCTCGGGCGACCCTGTGGTGTTGCGGGCGAATCAGGTGATCCTGCCCACAACCTATGTGGGCCAGTCGTTCAGCGGCGCAGCGTTGCTTTCGGGATGCTCGGGCGGCCTGGCTGTAGGCACTTCCGGGCAAACCTGCATTGCCAGCAGCGGCGTTACGACGATCAGCGCGGCGAATGCGGTTCCGTTGTCGATTCAGAACACGACCAGCGGCGGCGACGCCAACATCCTGTTGACCAGCAATGGCGGCGATGCCTGGCAGCTAACGGCATCGGGCAGCGGGAACGCCAACCCGGAGGCCTTTGGCTTCTACGACCCGACCTCCAGAGTCGGCCCGGTCGTGATCAATGGGCTTGCGGCGGATCCGTTCCTCGGGACGATTGCCTCCGGCGTGATCGGATTCACGAGCCAGGCGCAGTATGCCAACCATGCGACGGCCCTGATCACGGGATTGTCGAATTGCTCCAGCGCGCTGGCGGACTGCGCGGCACTGGGCAATGGAACGGCGACCGATTCGAGCGGCTCCTTGTACCTCGGCGTGCTGGGCGTGACGGCGGCAACGCCGTCTGTCGGCGGTTCCGGGCAGCTCCTGCTGGGTAATACGACCGCATCCACAGCGACCGCAGGGGGCGCCACGCTGCCAAGCGCGCCTGCAACGTTTCTGAGCATCAACCTCAATAACGCGACTTATAAGGTTCCCCTCTATGCGAACTAAGTTGCTGCTGTTCGCATCGCTGCTGGCGGTTCCCCTCGCGGGATGCGCGCAGCTGGCGGCCGGCGGATCACTCGCGATGGGAGGGACTCTCGGCTCCGGGGCGACGGTCGTTACGCCGGTGATCTCCTCGCTGTCTTCCAGCGTGGACGCCAACACCATCGTGACGGACTGGTCGACCCAGACTCCCGCGGATTCGCAAACCTCCTGCGGAACCTCGCCGGGAGTTTACACGAAGGCGGCCGTGGACAACGGTGTTTGGAGCGGGCAGTTCGCTCATCAAAACGTCGTCGCCGGCCTCTCCCCCTCGGTGACCTACTACTGTCAGGTGAGCTCCACTAATACGGCGGGGTCCGCATCTGCGACTTTCACGGCGACAACGACGGCGCTTCCCGGCTCGACACCTATAACTGGCTTGTCGCTCGGTAGCATCAGTTCATACAACGCCATCGTCTCCAGCAATCAGGGATGCGCGGACACCTATTACAACGCGCGCAGCGACGACGGCGTCACCTACTTTACGGTTGATGATACGACGCCCTGCGGTGCCTGGAAGCAAAGCGGGCTACCCTCCGGATGGACTCCCGCCTCGATGTCAGTTGCGAAGTTCACCTCCGAAAGCCCGCTGGCGGGGATCTCTATCAACAACATGACGGCCTACGGCCCCTGCTGCACACAGCAGCCTCCCGATTCCGCGGATCAGAAGGATATCGGGCTCTTCGCCATGAACGGCCTGCTGTTCATGACGATTGGGCGCGAGAGCTGGGGCTCTGAGCCCTACTATCCCCTCACCAACGGCCAGATTATCGAGAGCCCTGACCGAGGGGCGACATGGAATAACTTCCAGCAACCGGGAACCTATCTGGCGGCGGGAAATCCGAGCAGCCCGGTCGATGCCACGATGTATGGTACCTGTCCCGGAGCCGGGTGCTTCGGGGCCGCGGCCTTCGTGATGTACGGCGGGGATGATGGCACGCTGGGTTACACCAGTGCGCTGAACCGGCAGGACGATGCCAACGCCTACGTCTACCTGATCTCGAACGAGGGTGTGAATTTCGCGGGCAACACAACGGGGTCGGATGGGGCGGGCTCCGACTTGTATCTGGCACGCATTCCGCGCGCGAAACTGGCGGCCTTCGGGCCCCGCGTCGCGGATGTTCAGTACTTCACCGGCGGCGACGGAAACCTCGACGGGAACTGGTCCGCGACTTCGAGCGCAGCCACGGCGATGGTTACGAACTATGCCTCGATCAGCCAGCCCGCGGTGCAATTTATTCCCGCCCTCGATCGGTATTTGCTTCTGACCTACTCCATGATCGGTGGCATCAATTCGGACGGGACGCACACGCAGTGGCTTGGCTATGAGGCGCCGCATCCCTGGGGACCGTGGTCATTGATCTCCACCATGTCCTTCACTTCCTCCAGCACCGTTCCAGGGGCCTACAACCCGATCCCGCTGAATGACACAGCGTGGGCGGGGACAAGTCCTACCATCCTGTTCACCGGCAATTTCAAGACCGCCGGCCTCTCCGGGCCTAGCTTCCTCTATCAAATGTATTTCGCAACGCTCACGATTAACCATTAAGGACGAATGATGAAAACAGCTCTTCTTTTCGCTGCCGCGCTCTTCGCGCTGCCTGTCGTGGCGCAAGCGCCGAAAGGCCCAACCATCGACTTTACGCAGTCGATCCACACGGTCGACGGTCATCCGATGCCCTGGACGACTGCGGCCGGCTCCCCTGTGACGACGCTGGCCGATCTCGCGATCACCGCGCTGGAATCGGAGTGCCGCGTGCCAGGTAATCAGCCCGGCGCTCCGCTGCAGTGGTGCACGCAGAAGTTTGTCGAGCAGGATACCTCGATGGCACCGTCGCAAAAGCTGCACCGGGGTCAGCTCGAGGTTTACATCGCCGGCAACAAAGCGGCCACGCTGGAGGCTGAGGATGTGGCCTTTTTGAAGGAGCGGATCGCCGGCATCTTCGGGCCTCTGGTGATGAGCGAAGCCTGGAAAATGCTCGACCCCAACGTTCGATAAAAGAAAGGAGCTTTAGATGAAGCGCTATTTTCCCGCAACATTGCTGATTGCGGTATCCGTCGCCCCCGCGCAGACACCGCCAGCGAGCTGGTGTACGCCGCAGAATGCGTGCACGTTTTCGCTCCCGCAGAAGCCGGGAACCACGCTGAATGGGATCGGAACGTTCGGCGCCAACACGGCAATTCCCACCGGGGCCACTTCGGTGACGGTGACGCTGGTGCCGGACACGGTGACCTCGGCCTACACGGTGGCGCTCGAAACCGCGCCGATTCCGGCGTCGGGAAGCCCGAGTTACACGAGCTGCGCGACAGGCACCCTTGCGGCGAATCCAGCGGCCCCGGTTGTGCTTACCTGTACAGCTTCGTCGACCACCGGCGGCTGGAGCTACATGGAGGTGGTTACCAGCGGCGGAAGCGCCGCCGGCGGCTACCATCTCCAGTTTTCGGCAGTGCTGCCGGGCAGCTTTGCGCGCAATGCGGGACAGCCGAGCGGTACGGCCGGAGGAGATCTGGCCGGAAGCTATCCAAACCCTCAGGTGGCAGCGACGCATCTCTCGGCGGCGCTGCCGATTAACCAGGGAGGCACGGCAAATACGGCTGGCTTGGCCTCAGGCCTCAATGCCACAGCGCTGGCAGCTGCGAATACCTGGACGGGGACGCAAACGTTCGACGGCGGCTTCAACCTGGACCGGCCGAGCAGCTCTGGCTATGCGGCCGTCTCCGCTTACCCTTTCGGCACCATCACGCCCACCAACCCGGCGTGGGGCAGCGGAATCTACGGAACCTCCGGCAACAATAACTGGACCCTCTGGTCCTACGACGGATCGACAAACAAATTTCGCTTCGGCGTCTCGGCAGGCGGGGCGCCTTTCGGAGACATCGGCACTGCGATTGCGTCGGCGACGACCATCGCGCCTATCTCCGCCATCGTCCACGTCACCGGGACAACTCCGATCTCAACCCTCCTGGTTCCCTCTGGCTGCACAATAGCGGGCCAAGGCTGCCATGTGACACTTATCCCTGACGGGGCATGGAGCACCACGACGGGAGGGAACATCGCTATCGGTTCCGCTGCCGTGGTGGGCCAGTCACTGGTTATGACCTACGACCCCGCAACCGCGCTTTGGTATCCAAACTGACTGGCCCTTCTCTCTGGAGACTGGACTGAAGGCTACGGCATGGCAGAATTTACAATTGAGCTGGAGCGTATGCTTCGCAAACTGAAAAAGGACATGTACGACGGAGACGGCGCGCGCCCTGGCGTGACGACGCGACTGTTTTTGATCGAGAAGGAAGGCGAGGTGGTGGAAGCGAAGTTTCTTGAGCTGAAGGAGTTCACCGAGAGACTGATCGAAAAACTGCAGGATTCGGTATCGGCCATCAACCACAGCCTGCTCAAAGCGGCCGGGGCCGTGCTTCTGCTGGTCATCGCGGATATCCTCGTCAGAGTGTTTGTGAAATGACCATCGAACTCAAAGTAAAAGAAGTCCTCGAAAGAGTCCTGCTCCCCGCCGACGACGCCGCCATCACATCGAGCGCCGACCTGCGCGAGGATCTCGACGCCGACTCCCTCGATATCGTCGAAATCCAGATCGAACTCGAGGAGATGGGCCTCGAGATCACCGACACCGCGGCCGAGTGCTGGCGCACCGTCCAGGATGTCATTGACACCGCCGCAGCGGCGGAGAAAGCAACAACTCACTAAATGTTCACAGATTCCGATTTCCAGACTTCTCCGTTTGGGACGCACGTCGGGGGCGGGGATGGGAGCATTGGCCCCAACCCGCCCACAGTCCCCTACGCGCCCTTCCTGCTTCCTAACAATGCTTTCTATTCAGCGATCAAGTCGGCGCCGGCTCCGGGCGCATTCCCCACCGCGATGACCTACTGGGACCGCCCGATCCTCGATCCGGGCGCCTCAAAGTTGGTGCTCGACTTCGACGCTTACTTCGACGCCGGGATCGCCGCTCAGGCAAACGCGAACGCTTTCGAGACGGACACCATGCTGGTGAAACCAGCCGTATCTCCGGCGAAGAATCCGAGGACCAACTTCTCGATCCAGAACGTTGACGGGGAGCTGTACGTGATTCAAAAGGGACTGTGGGTGCCGTTTGCCAAACCGGGACCCTTCATGCCGGGGCAGAAATACCACCACACGATCGGATACAACCTGACAGCGGGCGCCTACCAGTACGTGACCATCAATGGAGCTGTCCACGTGGTGCCTGCCGCGCTGCAGACGGCGGACGTGATTGCGGATGGGTGGGCCGTGATCGCTGCGATGCAGCTGCAGCAAAGCCTGCTGCCGACCGGCTCAGGGTTCGCGGTGAGTCTGGACCACCTCACTTACACCTGGATATGACCACGCCCGCGATAATTCCGGAGAACATCGACGCTGTCGATAACCAGTTCATGCTGGCGCTCTGCCTGTGGCGTGAGGCCCGCGGCGAGCTGGCGACAGTTGGTCCGATCGGTTACATCGCGGTCGGGTGCGTGCTGCGCAACCGCGCGGAGCGCGACAAGACGACCATCTACGAGGAAGTCACCGAAAGGCTCCAGTTCTCAAGTGTTACTGCGCCCGGCGATCCGGAGCTCACCAAGTGGCCGAAAAAGCGCAACGCGGCCGATTTCGCAGCGTGGATCACGGCTCACCAGGTTGCCAGCGGCATCCTCTCCGGCGCTTACCTCGATCCGACAGAGGGCGCCACGTTGTACTATGCCGACAGCATCCCCTTCCCGGAGGACTGGAATCGCGCCAAGGTTCACCAGACCGTGAAGCTGGGAAAGCACATCTTTTTCACCGAGGTTTAGAGGAGGCAGTTCATGCTTGCAGTTTTGCTTTCGATCCACGTCGCGTCCGCGCACCTGCTCGGCCTGTTTATGTTCACCTTCGGCTTCGCGCTGGCGGTGCCAACGCCCGTGAAGGCTCTGGCCATCGCAGCGGCCGTCTACGGTATTCTGCAGGCCGCCAAGGTGTCGCCGTGGCTCGGCCAGTACGTCGCCGGCTGGTGGGCACTTCTGATCAACGCCGCGCTCACCATTCTGGCGTTCTGGCTGACCATTCCCTCGACGCAGCTTTACACCTGGGGCACACTGACCGCCACAATTGTCACGATCCTCGGAAGTGCCGGTATCCACGGCTCCGTGCAAAAGCTTGTGCTCCCCGCTCCCCCGCCGGCGACATCCGCGCTGAGCAGCGGATCGATTTACTCCGGGCCTGCCGGCAGCGCGCAGAAGAGCGTTCCTCCGCTTGTGAAAGCGATTGTGCTCGTGAGCCTGATTTCTTTCACGCTTCTGCCGCTATGCGCGTTTTCCTGCAGTGGATCCCAGCAGCTGCAGGCGGCTAAGGCGAGCCTGCAGGCGTCGACGGTCATCGCGACCGCGCAGCAGGTCGAAATCGCGCTCCACCAGCAAAGCCTCGAAACGGACGCCGAGCACCAGTTCATCGAGCAGCAGTTTGACGACGTCGGCCAGATCGGGACGGCCGCAGACGCCTGTATCGGCTCCGCCAGCCAGAAGAACGGGGTGTTTACCTGCCTCAACACGGCGATCGCAAAACTCGACGCGATGAACGCGCAGGGCGGCCTGGAGCTGAAATCGGTGCAGGCGAAGGGAACTTTTGAGACGGCGATCGCCGGAGTCCGCGGGGTGCTCGCTTCCATCGAGGCAACGCTCGGAGGGACGCCGCCGGTCGCAGCGGTGACCACCGCCAACTAAGGAACCTCACCCCCAAAAGAACGGAGCATCGCCAATGAACGAAGCAGCAATCGTGAACCTTCTCGCTCAGCTCATCCCGCTGGGCATCACCCTTTATCAGAAAGTCGCAGCGAACGTGCCCGGCGCGGCCACCATCGAGCAGGTCCTCGCGCAGGCGGACGCGAACTGGAATGCCATCGAGACCACGGCGCAGCAGCAGCTGGGAACCGCAGCCGCGCAGGCGGCCACGAGCTAAAAGATTCACCGAGGGACGGGCCTAACCTGGGGCCGCTCACCGACAGATGCAGTGACCGTCTTTGGGGAATCCTGCAGGGGTTTGAGATTCCCGTCCCGACATGAGGGGGTGGCCTTCGGGCCGCCCCCTCGCTGCTTCAAACGTGGAACCCCATCACAGCGTTACTGCACTATAACGCTGTAACGCCGCAAAGGAGCCAAAATGCCACTGAAGAAGGGCAGCAGCCAGAAAACCATCAGCACGAACATCGAGGAGTTCCATCACGGCCCGACCTTCGCGAAGACCGCCGCGAAGTTCGGGAAGAAGACGGCGAACAAACAGGCTATTGCGGCGGCGGAGTCACAGGCGCGGCGCAGTCCCGGGAAGAAGGCGGCCGACGGAAAAGGCGATCGCCATGGCTGCCACGGCAGGGGGAGCTGCAGCTCGAAGGCGGCTCACGAACCCCACAGCGCGATCACGAACCAAAAAGGCAAATACTAAAAGCGCTTGCAATACCGGCAAAATGCCGCTACTCTGCATTCGGGTATGGCGGCTATTTGGTCCAGGGAAACCGGCGCGCGGGAATCGTCCAGCGCGCGGGGGAATGCAAACAGTCGCCATCCTCTCGAGAGGAGAGAACGATGCGACTGCTTGAATTCGTTGCGGAAAACTTTAAGAAGGTCCGGGTGGTGGGGATCGTACCGAAGCACCGCGTGGTGCAGATCACCGGCCGGAACGGCGTGGGAAAGACCTCAGTACTCGATGCGCTGTGGGTGCTGTTCGCCGGCAAAAAGGCCATCCCCGAAAAACCTGTCCGCAGAGGCGCGGACCGAGCCAAGCTCAAAGCCACCATTGGCGACGATGACGGTAAGCCGATCCTGATCGCGCGTCGCATCGTGCAGCAGGACCGCACGACCCAGCTCACCATCGAAGCGGCGCCCGGAGCGGAGCGGCCCGCCGGCACGCCGCAGGCGATTCTGGACCAACTTACCGGCGTGATGAGTTTCGATCCGGTCGCGTTCATCCACATGGACTCGAAGCAGCAGGTGGAGATCCTCCGGGCTACGGTGAAGCTGGATGTGGACCTCGATGCGCTTACGCTGGCAAACGCCGAGGACTACGACAAACGACACGGCATCAATCAACGCACAGAGCAGCTCACCGCGGACATCGCGGCGATCCAGCTCAGTGTGCCCGACCTGCCGGCGGAGAAGCTCGACGAGGCCGCGATCCACACCGCTCTCGATAACGCAAACAACAAGAACCAGGCGGCGCACCTGCAAACGCACATCAAGGCGGAGGCGGACGCCGCGCTCGCTCGCGTGGATCAGTCCATCGCCACCGCCGAGGAAAAAGTTCGGGACGCGGAGCGATTGATCGAGGAAGCGGAAGAGAGACTCGCTCGCTCAAAAACCATGCGCGGCGAAATGGTGACCGCGCTGGCGGAACTGAAGCAGACCCGCGAGGAGCAGGCAAAAAAGGTAAAGAAGCTTCCCGCCGGCGAGCTCGTCGACGTCACCGCGCTCCTCAAGCAACTCACCACGGCGCAGACGATCAATGCGGAGATCGACCTGCGCGCCCGACAGATGAAACTGGCGCAGACCCGGCTGGAGCTGCAGCGCGAATCTGAAACCATCACTCGCCGCATGGAGCAGCGCGAGGAGCGCAAGCGCGAGGCCTTCGTCAACGCGAAGTTCGCGGTGCCGGGGCTCACGTTCAACGAGGAGGGAGTACTGTGGAACGGGCTGCCCCTGGAGAACGCCGGCGAAGCCGAGCAAATCAGGATCAGCGTCGCGCTCGCGATGGCATCGAAACCGAAGCTGCGCATGATCCCGATCCGCCACGGCGAGGCTCTTGACGATCACTCCCTCGCCCTCATCGAGCAGCTCGCCGAGGAAAACGACTTCCACGTCTTCATGACTCGCGTCGACTCCAGCGGCAAGGTCGGGGTGGTCATCGTCGACGGCGAAGTGGAAAGCGACAACCAATGAGCGCCGCCGATATCAACGTTGCCAACGTGGGCAACGCGCGAGCTGCGAACATCGCCAGCCAGCGTCTCTCCGCCGCCAGTGGTCAAGGCTTCATCCCGGGTATCTGCCGCTTCTGCGGCTGCACCGAGAGCATGCCCTGCACCGTGCAATTCAATCCTCCCGCCTATTGCTCGTGGTTCGACGCGCCGGAGAATACGGTGTGCAGCGCTGCAGCCTGCATCGACGCAGCCTTTGAAGAGGAGGAAGCGCAGCAGTGAGCGCACCATCCGAATGGCCACAATGGTTGACAACACCGCATCTCGTCGCGCAGGCCCTGAACTGGCTGCGCTGGAGAACCCGGGAGAGCGCGCTGCTGATCGTCGCAATCGGCGTGAACTCGATCGCGATCGCAAAGGATCCGAAACTGGACCCGGAGGACGCGATCGCGCTGCTGGAGCTCGAGCAGGACACAATTGCGGAGCTGCTGCGCCGACTCATGGACCAGCGCAACGCGTACGGCTCCAAACAGCGGCCCCAGCGGTGAAGCACACCGAGATGCCTACCCTCGACGGCAAACTAAGCCCATTCACCAGACTTCAGCGCCGCGAAACCATCATCGCAAAGAACAAGCCGCCGGCTCGCCCATCAACGAAGGTCAACAACGGCGCCGGCCGATGGATCGAGCAAAGCACCGGGAAGGCCGTGATCTATTGCGGGCACTGCCACGCCCCTGTGGTGGACAGCGTGGAAGCGCGACTCCGACACGGCCAGATGCGTGGGGACGCCTGCGCGCACGCCCTGTACGCACAGCGCATGGGCGTGCTAGGGTAGTGGCAGGCAGACGCAAATCGGGTGAGACGAGCGAAAGGGCCAGCGGACTGAGAAACCGCTGGCCCTCAGCTTTTTTCAGTAGCCTTTTCCCGTGGGTTTGTAGCGGTTGAGTGCGTTGGCAATTCGACGCGCGGAGGTGTGAGAGACGGCGACTGCAACGCGCTCCGGCAACTTGCCGGACGCGCGCTTCGTCCGCATCACCACATCCTTCACGGCGACGAACCGCGCGCCATTCGCGCCCGATTCACTTGCGTTCGCCGCGCAAAAAGTGGAAAGGTTGCTCGGTGTACAGCTGGCAAGCCCGCATGCCGCGCACAGTGGATTCGTCGCGATTTCCTCCTCATGTTTTCTCGGCTTTGGCCCGTGATCGCGCCACCATACCAATGCATCATAGGCAGAAGGCAATTCGTCATGCGGAATATTCTCTTCCATTCGGTCTATTTCCGCTTGAATCTCTATCGGATCTATTTCGGTCAATTTCTTGCGCGGTTCTCTCAAGGCGTCCATAGGTTCCTCTCCGTTCGATTGGCTACCACTAACAGGTAGGCAGGTTTGCCGCATCCTGTTTTCGACCCGTGCCATAAGGGTCTTCATCAGGTGGCTACTCCGGTGCTTCGCCATCGCTGGCCTCCTGAGTTTTGAATGTGCGTCCGAGAATCAAATCCGCTGCGCGCTGCGCGCGCTGCGCGGCACCTACCACGAGGGACCTATCGTTTTTGAGAGCGCGGAGCCAGCCAGCCAGATACGCCGCGTGCTGCTCGTCCAGGCGATCATTGCGGATGCCCGTTTCAGCGCAAATGAATGCGGCGGTAAACTCCGCGACCAACTCCTCTTTCGAGTAGCGCGAGCTGCCGAACGCGCCGCCCCGCCCCTCTTCCCTGTTGAGTAGGGTGGGGTGCATCGTGGAATGGCCAAACTCGTGGAAGATGGTCGCGTAATAGCTCTCCGCATCGCTGAACGTGCCAGGGTGCGGCATCGTGACCGTGTGATAGCCCGGGGAGTAGAACGCGCGATCACCGCCATGTGTGAGCGAGGGATGATGGGCGTGAGCGAGATAGCCAGCAACGACGCGCTCCGCCGATTCAATAGGATCCGCGTCCTGGTCCTTCCCGATGCGCCAGAACACGACGCGCGCGCCATGCTCGCCCTTGCGAACCTGCGCCCCGATGTCGCGCGCTTGTTTATAGGTGATCCACTGGCGCGACGGAAACGGGGAGCACATCAGCAGCCAGACATTGACGCCACGGTACGACTTGCGCGACGCGAAGTTAGAAGGAACATTCTCCGTCGCGCGCGCTTTCCACGGTTGACGCCACGGCACCACGCCAGCTTCTAAGCTGGCGACCATTCGATCAGTAACCTCTTGATAGACATTCATATTTCACCCCTCCGGGGGTGGTACGGGAAAAATCCCGCTGGATTTGTAGGCTAGAAGTGGAGAGCGCGCGTTACTCCGCGCGCTCTATCAGGGTTTCGCAGTCGTAGTCACGCAAATCTAAAGTTTGGTCAATGTCAACATCGAGGACCAGCTCCAGTCGTTTCAGCGCCCGCCAAAACACATCCTGCGCTTCGCGCGCCTGTTTTAAAGCGGACTCTTGGGCTATCCTTTGCGCGCTCGCGCGCGCTGCGATTCGCTGCGCCTGTGCATTAGCCATTGGAAACCTCAGAGTGACGGATCGCGTTAGCCATTGCTATCCGCTGTGAAGGGTTAGAAACAAACTCCGCCGGATGTTGGCCATAGATGATGACCCACGCGCCAGACGGAGCGCGGAACGCATCAGCCAATGCGCCCCAGCGCGAGCGGGCCCAACCGCGCAGCTCTGTCTCAGTGAACGCGGCACAATTGGCGGATACATGGTCAATGATTGCGACCCATGCATCCAGTTCAGGTGAAGGATTCAGTTCCATAGGTTTGCCCCTCTTTCATGGTTAAAGGTTAGGAAAAAAGGGGACGCAATCGCGGCGGAGAGCGGAGCGGAGCGCATCTTTCAGCCAATTGGAAACGGAGGGCGAAGATAGCAGCTCTTGCGCGGTGGGCACTTTCATTTTTCACCCCTTCAGGTGGTACGGGCATAGCCCGCGATTCGACTGCGATTCCGTTTATAGTGGAACGGCATCACCTCTGTCAAGCGAAAACGTGGAAACCCATTACAACCTTATGGGGATATGTCTGGACTCGTGGCCTTGCGCGGATCATG